GCTTAGCTTCTCTAGCGCATGAGCAACGGGAACTTGCTGGCTATTTAGAAAGAGGTGCAGAGCAACCTCAAGCACAGATTTACAACCCGCCTATCCAACCACAGCAGATTTACCAACAACCTCAGTTTCAACCTCCAGCTCAACAGGCTCCACGGGTTGATCCAAAGGCAGAGTCTTGGGCAGAAGAAAACCCATGGTTTGGTCAAGATACAACCATGACCTATGCTGCTTGGGGGATAGATAAACAGCTTCGTGAAGCAGAAGGGTTTGACGGATCATCAGATGAGTATTATGATGAGCTAAATCGGCGAATTAAAGCACAGTTTCCGCAGAAGTTCGCTGCACAACCTAACAGGCAACAACGGCAACCCGTGCAGGCCGTTGCACCTGCAGCCCGGTCATCCGGAGTAAATACTAATGCACGCCGCAGCGTAAGACTGTCTCCTAGTCAAGTCGCTATTGCTAAAAAACTTGGTGTTCCTATTGAGGAATATGCCAAATACGTAAAGGAATAAAACCATGACTGATACTGTTAAATTTAATCGCAGCTCCCGTAACGCTCAAACACGTGAAAAGACTGCGCAACGTAAACCATGGGCACCTCCTTCTCGTTTGGATGCTCCCCCTGCACCAGATGGTTTTAAATATCGTTGGATTCGCTCTGAAGTTCAAGGCTTTGAAGACAAGCAGAATGTGTTTAGTAAGCTTCGTGAGGGATATGAACTCGTTCGTTTAGAAGAGTTGCCCGAAGAGTATCAAAACACCATGCCTACTGTTGAAGATGGTCGGAACAAAGGAGTCGTCGGAGTTGGCGGCTTACTTTTAGCGAAAATCCCCGAAGAAACTGTCAGTGAGCGTAATGCTTATTACCGCCAACGTGCAAGGGACCAAATTGAAGCAGTAGACAACAATATGATGAAAGAGAATGCGCATTCAACAATGCGTTTTCAGCAGCCAGAGCGTAATACTCGTATTTCTTTTGGTGGCTCTAACTCTAAGAGTGAAAGCTAATTAATTTAATTTTGGAGAAAACAAATGGCAAACGTAAATAAAGCCTTTGGTCTTCGTCCTCTAGGAAAACTAGGCAGTAACTACAACAGCGATGGTGATACACAGTACAAAATCGCTAGTAGTACCGCTACAGCAATCTTTCAGGGCGATACCGTAACTTTCGGTGTTTCTGGTGGTGCTTCTACCGGTTTCATCGTAAAACACACCCCTGGTGCAGCTAACATTCTTGGTGTTTTCATTGGATGTAACTACACCGACCCTACAAGCAAAAAGCCTGTATGGCGTAACTACTATCCAGGTGGCATCGCTGCTTCGGATATCGTAGCTTTTGTTGTGGATGACCCTTATGCTCAGTTCTTGGTTCAGGCTTCTGGCATCGCTGGCGTAACCGCCATCGGCCAAAACGCTGACTTAGTACAGACAGCAGCAGGCAATACCACAACGGGCGTTTCTGGATTAGAACTCAATACCGGTAGTTTGGCTGCTGCTTCGGCACTTAACGTCAAAGTTATTGGTGTTACCGCTGATCCAAGCAACGATGACTTAACCGCTGCATACGCTGACTTGATCGTTACGATCAATGAGCATCTGTATAAAGCACCAACAGCAGGAGTTAGTTAATCATGGCTATCACTCGTTCACAACTAGTTAAAGAACTAGAACCAGGTCTTAACGCTTTATTCGGTCTCGAGTACAAGCGCTATGAGAACGAACACGAAGATATTTTCGAAATTGAAGATTCTGAGCGTGCGTTCGAAGAAGAAGTTATGTTGACCGGCTTCGGTCAAGCCCCAGTTAAGGCTGAAGGTGCTGGCGTTAACTATGATTCTGCACAAGAGTCATTTACCGCTCGCTATACCCACCAGACTATCGCATTGGCATTCTCGATTACCGAAGAGGCAATCGAGGACAACCTCTACGACCGTTTGGCAAGCCGTTATACCAAGGCTTTGGCTCGTTCAATGGCTCACACCAAGCAGGTATTTGGTGCGTCCGTATTGAACAACGCCTTTGACAGCAACTATCCAGGTGGCGACGGCGTACAGTTGTGCGCAACAAACCACCCAACCGCTCTTGGTCCAAACTTCAGCAACCGTCCTACGACTCCTGCTGATTTGAATGAGACCTCCCTTGAGCAAGGTATCATCGACATCGCTGGTTTCACAGACGAGCGTGGTTTGAAGATTGCCTTGATTGCTAAGAAGTTGGTAGTTCCAAAAGAACTCCAGTTCACAGCAGAGCGTTTAATGAAGTCTACTCTCCGTACTGCTACGGCTGATAACGACATCAACGCTATCAAGTCTATGGGTCTAATTCCTGATGGATTCGTTGTTAACCATTACCTAACCGACGTATCGGCATGGTTCTTGTTAACCGACGCTCCAAATGGACTCAAGATGTTCCAACGTGCCCCAATCCGTACAGCTTTCGAAGGCGACTTCGACACCGGCAACGTACGCTACAAGGCTCGTGAGCGTTACAGCTTTGGCTGGTCTGATCCACGTGGTATCTACGGATCACCTGGCGCAACCTAAACCTTGTTCACGTGAGGTTAGGCCCCACTTCGGTGGGGCTTTTTCTTTTGTCTTTTAGAAATTTCGTTAAAGTGCAAAATTCTATGGCAGTTAGCACATAGGACAAGGCATTTTTTAACTTCTTCCATCGCCCTAGTGTATTGATAGTTTTTGACGTAGTAGCTGACTTCCCGGTCTTTTTGCTTGGGGTCTTCGTGATGAAAGTCTAGCGCAGCAGGATGGTTTTGGTCACAATAACTGCATTTCAAGCTGGCTTTAAATGCAACCCATTTTTCTCTTTCTTCTTTTTTTCTTTTATAGGTAGCAATAAGTACTTTTAATTTGTTTTTCTTGTAATGATTGGCAGAACCCCTACGCAACGCCTGCTTTTTTCTTGGATCGTTTGGGTCTTTGTAAGGCATCGCTCTGGTCTATCCTGTATTTCCAATAGATTGCGTGCTTAAACGACCACGGGGTATTAGGGGTGTAAATTTTAAAGCCAGCATTAATTAACGAGTTAGATGAAGCAGGGTTATCGGTTGTATCTGTAATAATCCAATTCCAGCCTAATTCCTTGGCCTTACGGATTCTTACATTAATTAAACGTCTTTGCAAACGGTGCCCTGTGTACTCATCTAAGACCCCTGCACGACAAAGGTAACCTGTGTCTGTAAATCGTTGTGATCTTACTAGCCCAGCAAATGCTACTGGTTTGCCTTCTTCTGTGTAAGCTAACCACCAATGCCCGTGAGTTGGTTTGTAAGGAGCATCCGAAGGCAGTATTTTTTTCTGAAGGTAAAGAATTACGGTCTTATTAGACTCATTGCGTAAATCAACCTTCTTAATGGTAAATTTCATGATTCGCCTCCGGGGATAACCCATTTTATCTAAAAAACTGTTGCAACCAAATGAATTTAGGGGTATAAATACACCAGGAACTGGGATTTTTTATTCCTGTAGACTGACCCAGCAGACGATGCAGAGACTACAGGAAAATGTACTGCATATACAAGGAGTTATCATGGCACGTACCTCGTTTTCCGGCCCAGTGGCCTCCGCAAATGGTTTTATTGGCACTTTTACAGGTAATATTGTTGGTAACGTAACTGGTGATGTTACAGGTACTGTAACTGGCAACGTAGACTCTACAGCAGGCTACATTCAGCTTCGCACGGCTACAACCGCTCAGATTGCTAACATAGCCGACCCCGTAAACACCGCAGGCAAAGCCGCTGGCACTATTGTGTTTAACACCACATTGGGCACGTTAAAGATCGCTACTGGCGCAACCGCTGCTAGCACTTGGGTTAACGCTGATGGCACTACTGCTGTTACCCCTTCTTAATTAATCTTTATGGGAACTTGGTTCCTGCTAATCTAGGAGATTAATTATGTTTCAATATGACGTCTTATCAGCCGCAATTGCCGCAGGGCAAACGGATGCTGCTGTTTTTGCTGGTCCTGCTAGGATTAAAGGAATGGTGGTAGGTGTTCCTGCTGCTGGTGGCACTTTAACTCTTAAAAATGGTTCTGGCGGAACGACTGTTTTTAGTTTTGTAGCCCCCGCAACAGCTCAATCCCTTAACATAAGCATTCCTGGCGATGGTATTCGTTGCACTAATGGTATTTATGCAACCACCCCTGCTAATATGACCGTTACGGTGTTTTATGGCTAAGAACCCTTCCCTTGCTATTGGGCGGGGAGAAAAGCTCCCTGTAAAACAGGGAGCTGGACTTACTGCCAAGGGAAGAGCCAAGTACAACAAGGCAACAGGTAGTAAATTAAAAGCCCCTGCACCAAACCCAAAAACAAAAGCGGACGCAGGCCGTAAAAAATCGTTCTGTGCCAGAATGTCAGGAGTAGTAGCGAAAGCTAAGGGTCCTGCAGAGCGTGCAAAAGCTTCATTAAAACGATGGAACTGCGCATAATGGAAGAAATACAAACAGCTAGGGAGTTAGCCACACATGCAAACGATATTAAACACCTTCAAGCGGATATGGACAAACTTGTTGGAGACATGGACGAAATTAAAAAGTCGATTCAAATAATCCAAAAAACATTGTCTGAAGCAAAAGGAGGCTGGAAAGCCTTGATTTGGGCAGGTGGAGCAGTTAGTGCTGCAACAGGAGTTATTGGCTTTATTATGGGCCATTGGGGAAAATAAATGGTAAAACGTGTAAACCCCACCCCTTCTGTTCCTGCAACCCCTGCTAAACAAAACCCTAATGCAACAGACAAAGTAGATAAAAACAAAGTTGATCCAGGATTTAAAGAAGTATTGGATAAGGTTCGTGGAAAAAGTCAACAAGACGCACCTGATAACTACAAAACCGGAGGTAAAGTAATGGCAACAAAACCCGGCTTATATGCCAATATCGCAGCTAAAAAACGCAGGATCGCTGCGGGTTCTGGTGAAAAAATGAGACCAGTTGGAGCAAAAGGTGCGCCTACCAAACAGGCGTTTATTAATTCGGCTAAAACGGCTAAAATAGCTAAGCCAGCCAAACGTTCAGCGAGAGGAAGATAAATGGACTATAACGCAAGCAACACAAACCGCCACAAGCTTATGGCTATGGGCAAACCAATCAAAGCCGCTAAAGGAGGCGAGATGAAAAAATCTGCAACTAAAGCTTCTGCTGGTGCAAAAGCTGATCGCCAAGGTCGTGCTTTGCTACCCGGCAAAATGGCTAAAAACTTGCCTATGATTGCTCCGCAGTCTGCTTATAAAAAAGGCGGTGCAGCAAAAAAGTCAAGTGAGTCTTGGGAAGGTTCCGCTAAGGACAAAGCTCAGGACACAAAGCTTGCTAAAAAGCATGGCATGTCTTATGCAAAATGGGAAAAGTCTGAGAT